AAGCTGGCCAAAACTTACAACAAGAACTTATACGTCGCTTTGGGGCGGAAATATGCTGGTTGGCAAGTTTCGGAAAGTATAAAGATGCTAATGACTTTCTTTCTGCTAATGGCAGGAACAATTTGCGCGATGCTATACATAACGCACAGCCCGTTCCTTTAGAAAATGTTGTAACAGTAAAAGATATAAATGAAGAACTTGAAGAATTTATTTATGAAGGGTTTAAACCTGGGTATCAAATCGGTCTTGATAACTTTGATAGCATATTCAGTACTTACACAGGACAATTCATCACCGTTACAGGTGTGCCTAGCTCTGGTAAGTCTGATTTTGTTGATAGAATGGCTGTGGGTTACCAAGTAAAATATGGTTGGAAAACAGCATTTGCTTCGCCCGAAAATAAACCAACATTCCTGCATGCACATAAATTAATTAGAAAAATTGGTGGATGGATGCCTAGAGAAAATGATTTAGGATCTGAAAAATGGAATCGTTGTTTTGAAATTGTAAATGATAATTTCTATTTTATAGAAGCAGAAAGATATGATTTAGATACAGTGCTTAAAAAAGGTGCTGAGTTAGTTAAAAGAAAAGGTATTAAATGTTTAGTTGTAGATCCTTATAATAAAGTTAAAATGAAAGGTGCAGCTGACATGTCTATCCCTGATGCAACAATGGAATATTTAGCTAGAATAGAAGCTTTTGCAAAAAAATATGATGTTTTAGTTATTGTTGTAGCACACCCAACTAAAATGTATAAAAGAGATGATGGCACTATGGACGAACCAACTATGTATAACATTAAAGGTGGTGGTGAATGGTATGACGCATCTTATCACGGACTGCTGGTTCATAGAGACTATAACAATAAATCCGTAAAAGTTAAAGTGCTTAAAGTAAAATTTCAAAACTTAGGTGAAAATCAAGCAGAAGCACATTTTAAATGGAATCATGCATCAGGTGATTATATGCCTTTGGCCGATATTAGTAATGAACCTTTACCTTGGGATTAAATGGCTAAAAAGAAAAAAAATTATTCATTACCAAACTATTTAGCTTCTGAAGAAGAAA